TTTAGTTGAAAGTTCTTCTAGAACATCTACTTTTTCTTCTGGAACATGAATATAATTTTCAACGAATAGTTTTTGTAGACCTTTCATGAAATCTTCTGCAATTTCTGCGCGAATACCGCTTTCAACCGCAAGATAGTTTTCTTCCATCCATTGTTCTACAACGTAATCTAGATATGAATCTAGTTTTTCAACTAATTCGTCTTCAATTTCTGCTTGCTGTTTTTCAGCTAATGTTGCCATTTCTTCGGCAATTGTATCAAGCTGTTCATTGATCTTAGTTAGAACTGCAGTTTCAAAGATTGTAATAGCTTTGGTTTTAAATTCTTCAGATAAGTCTGGTGCGCCATTAAATAGTGCAGATACATCTTCGGATAGGTCTAGATCATCTGCAGTTACAGCTAATGATTCTTTAATCTTTGATGAACCTTGCATAATAACACCTTCACCTTTAGCAGAACTCATAATAGATTTGTATGCAGCTGTAAGATCGGCTTTACCCATACCATGCATTTTGGTCATCATATCACCAATCATATTTGATTTGGTTTTCTTTGATGAACCTTGCATTGGAGCAGATTTATCACCTTGATCTTTGTCTTGTGGTCTTTTTGATGAACCAGTTGAATGTGGTTCAGGAATAGATGCATTAACACCCATAGAAGCTCTTTTTTCTTCTTCTAAGGAATCATCTTCATCTTCTTCGAATTCTTCTTCAAGTTCGTCTAGATCAATATCATCTAGATCAATATCTTCCAAATCATCGAAATCTTCGTCTTCAATGATATTTTCTTGATCTTTAGGCATATTTCAAGTCTCCTTTATTAAAAACTTATAACTATTTATCATTTATAGATTTTTAGAAATACTATTAATATAATTCTCGAAGATTTCGAGTTTTACTCTTTCTAAATCATTTCTATTTGTTGAATGAACTAATTTTTGGGATTCTTCAACAAATCTAGGTACCCATGTGCCAGCAGTAAATATCCATTCTACTCCTTCCATGACTCCATCAACAAAAGCATCTGGGGCAGAAGGATCGGTAACAATATCTGCAGCAGTTGCTAGATAGAAATCCTTTTGAACTTCATTAATTCCATTTCGTTCTTTTAATGAACCCATACCACGAGAAGAAACACCAAATTTAGCACCATCATTCATTAGATTCTTAACAATATTACCATATGGAGTATCAGTAATCTTTGCTTTTCCGACGAAATTATTCCCGTCTCTTTTCAATTCTGTAATCATATGTGAAATACGTTCTGGATTAATTGTAGGTCCTTGTGGATGACCTAATTCACCGAATGCTCTATTCTTTTGAACATATTCCTTAATATAACGATTTACTTCTGGTTCTAGAACACCCATTGGATAAATTCGTTTGTTTCTATTAGGTTGTTCTGCTTGCATAAAGATTCCTTTAATAAAGAGAGATTTTCCTCCTTTATCATTGGCTTCTGCAATGAATTCAACTTCTTCAGTCAATTCTGACATTAGTTTCATTGATTATTCTCCTGATACTTTATGCAACTTTACTGCAATGAAACCACCGCCACCAGATAATGTTACAACTACGTTTGAAGTTGCTTGAGCTGTACTATCTTCTAATTTAATTCCACTAGATTGATAATCATGCCAACCTGAACCAGATAAGACTGCTACAGTATTAGAACCACGATTTACAGTCCATGTGTTATTACCATTAGCCGACCACATGATTTCTGAAATAGACATTGATATTACAGTTTCACCAATACTATTGGCCCCTTGTACAGCACCACTGGAATTAAGTTTTAGAAAATCTGTTGCAGTTGTTCTTAATACAACATAACCAGATGGGTTCTTTTGATTTACGGTAATAGCCATTAGTTAGCCTCGCTTGCAAACTTCAACATACGTTGATATGAATTTTTATCTTTTAACAATTCTTCTTCCATCTTTTTCTGATTTGTAGAATTCAATGATGACAATACTTTGTTTATTTTTGATGCATCTTCATTTGTTACTTTAATTGTTTCACCACTTTTTAATTTTAAAGAACCTGGCTTTAATTCTTCATTAATAAAAGATTCACCTAGACCAACTTTACTTTTAACAATAGCTTTCAACTTTGGTCCAAAAGTTGTCTTTGCTTCCCAATCAGCATAATTCTTTTTCTTATTTCCTTCTTTAGAAGTAATTAAAGATACTGCTTGATCAACAGCTTTTTTTATTGCTCCTGATAATGTTAGAGGTGCGCCAGCCCGATCTGCTTCATCTAAATCATATGATTCTCGCATACGAATTTGTTTAAATGTAGGAGAATTGCCTTGTCTTGGAGGAGTTCTTTCTCCATTACGCTTTTCTGATGCACCACCTTTATGGGAATCATGTGTAACACTTAAAGCTTTAAATTGATGTTCTGGTGCTGTTGGATGAGGTGTTAAATTAACAATATGTAGATCGACAAATTCGATTTCTTTATCAGCCTTTGGTTCTAATGAAGTTTCTTCGTCTTCTTCATCAGTCATACCAATATATTCATCAGCTGCAGCTTCTTGAAGTTTTGTTATATATTTCATTTAATTGTTACTCCAGTGTCTCTTTATGTTTAAAATCTACATATAAGTTATGACGAATTTTAGATTTAGGATTTAATTTTTTCATTCGTTCATGATGTTCTCTAGCTTCGGCTTCACTTGAAAATAATTTTTTACTATTATTCATTTTACTTTCTTCACCGTTTTTATTTAATGGTCGTAAATATACATCTTTACCTTGTTCGGCTCGCATTTTTTGAATATCACGACCCGCGTGTTTCCACCCTTTAATTTCTTCACGTAATGAAAAGAAAGTTCTCATTGCTATTCTTCATCATCCATAAACATTGTTGAAGCCACAACTTCTTTGTGCGCGTCAATTGCATCATTTATCTTTTGTGCTAGAATATTAGTTACAGTTTCCTGAAACTTAACAGTATTATTGTTAACCATATATTCAACTGCTTGTTGTAATGTTTCTGTTGACATAATATCTCCTTTTTTACAAGTATTTATTGATTATAATTTTTTACCATTCTTCACGAATTCTAAAAATACATGAGACTGTACCAGTGCCTGATAATGTTTTATAAGAAAAATTATCTAGAGACTTCTTCAAAATCTAATGAAGTATAAACATCGGCACCAGCGCTATCCGAAGCCATAAGAAGTGTTAATTCAAAAGCAGTGTTTGTGAATGAATTTCTTTCTAATTGGAATTTGAAAAGTGCTTCTTTAAGAATATCGATAGTGGAGGAACCTTGGTTCGAACCTTGAAGCCAGCCACTTGCCAGAATTCTTCCTGTGCCCAAAGTAAAACTTGTTCCTGTTACATTATATTCTACCGCACTATCAGTACCCGCAGATACCCAACTGCCGCCAGATGTTGTACCAGATGCCACAACTTGCCAATTATAGTTAGCATTATTGGTAATACCTAATAATGAAATTGCTGTCAAAATGACAATAGCGTCTAATCTGTCTGGAGATGATTTAAGACGAATAGAAATAACTGGATAATAAATGTCCTCTGTAGCCAAATCTTTGGGCGTTGTTATTGGAGTTTGAATCGCAGTTTGTCTTCCTCTCAATTCATATCCACCTTCAATAATAACCGTAGAACATATTTGTTTTGATTGACTTGAACTTCCTGTACTATCCGTATTGGTGATTTCTTGTCTTAATGGTAATGAAGCCGTGGTCATATATGTAGAGTCTATATTATTGCTATGATGAAAAGCATGAGCGATAAGAAAAATTCCGTCTATCACAAAACCACATCTTACCGTACCAGCACCTAGCCATTCCAAATCCATATATAATATTTGTACTTTTGATAAATCTAAAGTATAATTAGATATTCCAGTTCCGTCTAATTTATCTACATTCCAATTTTCTTGTGATATTCTAGTTTCTACTACAGTGCCGGTAACACTACTTCTTTTTACAAAATAGATATCTTCATTATTTAATTCTAGATATATACCATTGTTTTCGCCGAAGTAACCGACTCGTTGTCTTAAATTTGTTTTACTTTCGTTAAAAACAAAAGAATTAAATATAAGCAAACTTTTACCGGGCTGATATGAAAATGTTTTTGTTGTTTCTAAAATAATTTCATCACCACTTGCTGAACCTACATTCATTTCGACTAAACCTGCATTTATATTAAATGAACTGTTCGCGGTTCCAGTTATATTTTCAACCCATAAATCATTTTTGCTATATCTATGTGTACTATCAAATAATGTTAATGGTGTAGATACTCTTAACCTATTAAAAGCATCTCTAGTCGATTCACTGACGAGATTCGATAATCTGACGGGAAATGGATTTGATTCGGATACAACTTCCCCGTTTTTGTTGGCAATCATAGGAACTTCAAAGACTGTTACATCGTGACTCCTTGGACCAAATGTTTGCGTATCTTTCCTAAAATTAGCCATCTTTTTCTACTTCATTTAATGTGTGTCTAATGTCTTGGAGAACTTCTTCATTAGTTTTCTCTTTTTCTCGATCTTCAGGAGTTTTGGCGACACCAGGTTGTGTTGGATCACGTTCCATATCCATAGCTTGCCCAGTCATACTTTCTGGTGCGTCTGGATTATTTGGGCCATGTAATTCTGGGCTTTCTTTGCGCTCTTTTTCAATTTCTTTATCGATTTTTTCAATATCTTCATCAGTCATACGGAAGATATTTTTACGAACATAAGTAGCACTGAAATAACGACCAATAAAAGGATCAATATCATTTGCCAATGAAAGACGCTCTCGCATCATTTCAATCTCTTTCAATTCACCAAAATGATTATCAATTGGGAATTGATATTTAATTACTTCTTTAAATTCTTTCCATTGCTGTCTATTAACAACACCTTTCAAAACTAATTGAATTTCTAATAAATCATCAAATAGGTTTGAAAATTGATTACGAAGACGACTAATAAATTTACTGAATTTCACTTCATCTCGTGTGATCTCAGCTGAACGTCCCAAATTAAATTGACTCTCAGCTTCTAAACGACTAACAGGAACATTTAAAGATTCATATAATTTCTTTCTAAAATAAACTACATCATCCATTTCACCTAGATTTTGACCGCCTGGCAAAGTAGTAATTTCTGTTCCTTTACCGCCTTCACGTCTAGGTAGCCAGAAGTCTTCAAGCATTGTCATGAATTTTCTATCATCCCGGACTTCACCGGTACTTGCATCATATACTAATTTGTTTTTATTTTTAACCATCATATCGTGTAGGTATTGCTCTGCTTTCATTTTAGGTAAATTACCAACATCGATGTAAAAGATTCGGCGTTCTGGTGCACGGGCTAATCTATAAATTACGGTAGCATCTTCCAGCATTCGTAACTGATTGAGAGGCTTAATTGCTTTATGAATATAACCGATTACTAATTTATTATAAGGATCAATTAATCCACTAGTAGTATAACAAATAGAATCTGCGGCAATTTTGATAGCTTTTTGACTATCATTTATACTATATCCTAAGTTTTTTGTAATTCCTTTAGGAAAATACATATAAAATTCATTGTATCCTTTTTCAAGTTTGATCTTTGTTCTAGGATCAATTTCAATTTTCTTTTCACGAACTTTCTTGATTTTTCTAGGATCTATTTTACGAAGTTCTTTAATTCCCATACGAGGGTTTTTTTCATCAATCATAATATGATGATATAGACGGCCATCAACATACCATTGACGAAATAGATTATAACCTTGATTATTAAAATCAAGTAATTTTAGAACATTTTTAAATTCTGCTGTGATTTTTTCTTTTACATTTTTTGGTTGTTCTAGATCGTCTAGAATAATCTCAATAGTTTCATTTTCAGTAACAATTGCATCATTGACAATATCATCAATTGCTTTATCACATTCTGGTTGCATAGACATTTCACGATAACGAGTAACTAAGTCACCTTCAGTTTTAGCAGTGTTCTCCAAATCGATGAATGTACCATATGCTCCACCAGCAGCAACTTCCATAGCTCCATCATCAATAAGTGGAGCAACGAATGATTTTACATTCTTTTCATCCGCTTGTTCTTTGGAAGACTTTTTTATTTCAAAACCAAAAATTTCCATTGATTAAATCCTCTAATTATGAGTTTAGTAACTATATTTATATATAAAGAAATACAGCGGCTTAAAGCCGCTGTATTTAAAAAAGTTATGTTTAGAAAGTATTAATTGAATAATGCATTTGTTACTTGGCCAACAATACCTTCTCCTGCTTCCCAATAATCATATGAGAAGGTAACATCAAATCGTTCTACATCATCTTGACTCCAATCTAACTGAATTGGGCTTACACTTGCTGGAAATAGACCAATGAAATTGTAAGTTCTCAATGGTAATCCTGTTTTCGAAAATTGAGTTACAGTTGCATTAGTTTTATATTGTGCAGTTGTAGCAAGACTGAATGAACGAAGATTACTGCGTAGACCATTGATTGCATTGGACCAACGTTCCATACCGTCACGGATTAGGAAGTCTTCATCATTGATGATGGAAACTGTCCAATCCGCAAAAGTTCTATTACCTGCCACTTTTACTTGACGCCCAAAATAATTAATTGGAATTACGTTAAGTGTACTCTCCGGAATCTGGGCAGATTGTACCATAAATGGAGTTTTAAGATTTGAAATAGGTGCAACAGGGTTTTGAATTGTTACTTGGAAGAGACTTGGGCGTGCACCTCCTCCAAATAGAGCACTTTGAAATTCTGTAATATTGAAAGGCATTTTATTATACTCCTTTTTTAC